ATAAAGGCAAGGTCATTTATCGGTACGAAGTCAAGACTCGAGCTTTTATCGCAGCAGATTCAAAGCGTGACTTATCGGCGATGCCTTTTGCAGAGTTCATTCACTCGGAAGAATTGTTCAAGTGTGCATACCCGATCGAGGATCTTACTGAGTCGCTGATTGAAGAAATTGAAGCATTTGAAATTGATACGGTTGCATACGATCCATACAACGGCCAGCAACTAGGCGAAAAACTTAGCAAGGTCGGAGCGACAGCGGCAAGGATGGCACAAAACCAAGCCAACTTCAACGAAGCCATCAGAGACTTTATTCAATTGATGCAAGATGGTCGGCTTGTTTTTCAAGAGTCTCGATTGCTGCGATGGTGTGCGAACAACGCCATGATTTGCAAAGACCGTCAAGATCGATGGATGTTTGACAAAGCAAAGAGCAAAGACAAGATCGACCCGATTGTGGCGGCGGTAATGGCCTACAGGATTGCAAGTTTGCAGCCTGAGAGATCGTCTGGTAAACTTTACATCACTTAGGAGCAACAGGGATGAGCTTAATTGGCGTGTTTGCTAGATGGATGGGCATTGACGACGACTCTTTTTCAAGCGGTCGCAAGGTCGGTTTGCGCGATGCTCTTGGAGTCCCTCCTGCTTGGTATGCTCACAACAAGCTTACAGGTGACTTTGGGCGATTGCCGATTGACGTTAAGCGAAGGGTCGGCGAAGGATCGATCAACGATACCGAGCATGATGGATACTACCTTTTACGAGAGCAACCGAATAAGATCCAGGCGCCAACGACATTCAAAGAACAGATCCTTAGCCATGCTTTGATGAAGGGTAACGGTCGAGCAGCTATCATCCGAACGAGTCGAGGTATTTCCGAGCTCATCCCGATGATGCCGGATGTGACTTGGACGATCATCTACGAGGGCGAAAAATACCATGTTACCAAGCCCGAAAACCAGAGCAAAAAGGATCTTTTCGACACGTTCGACACTGACAAGAACGGCTACTTGATATTCCACGACAGCGACGTTTTACACCTAACTGGCTTTAGTTGGGATGGCGTCGAAGGTCTCGGATTGCTTGACATTGCGAACGCAACATTTGCGACAGGTTATGAGGAAGCTAGGTTTAAGCTTAACCAGCTGCGTCGAGGATTTCGGGGTAAGCTTTTTCTTGAAGCACCTCCAGCAGCATTCCGCAAAGCAGAGGATGCAAAAGAGTTTATCGACGACTTCAACAAGATCGAAGCAGGCTCGGAGAATTCCGCCAAAGCTGGCTTATTGCGTGAGGGCATCAAAGCCAATGCTGTCAGCATGAACAACAACGATGCACAGTTTGCAGCATTGCAAAAGCTCACTAGGCAAGAGGTCGGAATGCTTTTCGGGCTCGAGGGAATGCCAGGCGATGGCGATTCTGTCAGCTACAACAGCTTGGAGCAAAAGCAGCTTGCGTATCTTCAATGTCTCGACCATTGGTTGGTCAAGTTCGAGGAGCAATGCGACATCAAACTACGCACTCCAAGAGAGCGACGATCGGGCGAAGTTTATTTTAAGTTCAACGCGGCGGCTCTTTACCGTACCGACTTGCGAACGACGATGGAGAGCTTCAGCAAGGCCATTGCATCGCGAATTATGAATCCGAATGAATGCCGAGCCAAGCTTGATCTTAATCCGTACGAGGGAGGCGACGAGTTCATTAACCCTGCAATCAGTACGCCAACAAGCGAACAGTCAACCGATAAAGTCAAGGACAGCCCAGAGGATGAGCAAGAGGACGAGCAAGAAGATTCGCAAGAATCTCGAAACGATCGAGCCGTTGAACAAATGCTTCGCGATCTTATCAAAACCGAAGGCAATAACGCCATCAACGCATCGAAAAAGGCTCAATTCGTTGCTTGGATTGGAAAGAACTATCCAAGGTGGCAAAACAAGCTTGCTGACAAGATCGAAGCGATCGGACTTGATCGAGATTTGGCGAGGATCCACTGCGAGAAATCGACCGAAATACTTGCGGGATTGGCGGCGAAACATGGTGGAAACAGCCTGCAAAAGGCTGTCGAAACTGAGGTAAAGACGTGGGAAAACAGGGTTTTTGACCTGAAAGGGGCTCAAAAATGATTGAAGTACGCGCGGAAACGAACGAAATCCTTTTAAGTGGCATCGTCGGCGATGGATGGGATGAAAACCCGATCACCCAAAAAGGCGTTGCTGAGGCTCTAAAATCGTTCGGGTCGAGTCCGGTTACGGTGCATATCAACAGCCCAGGAGGGTTCGCCGATGAGGGCATTGCGATCTACAACACGCTCAAAAAGCATTCTGGCGAAGTCACGACGATCAACGACAGCCTTGCAGCGTCGGCGGCTAGCGTGATTTTCCTTGCCGGTCAGAATCGATTGATGGCGGACGGGTCAAGGGTGATGATCCATCGAGCGATGTCATTTGCGATGGGCAATCAAGACAACTTCGCCAAAGCGATCGCTGCGTTAAAAGCTTACGATGCTTCGCTCGTTGATATCTACAACAAATACATGGGCGAAGATCCTTCGGAAATCGAGCAACTAATGTCCGCCGAGACTTGGTACAATGTGGACGAGGCTATAGCCTCTGGCCTTGCCACTGGTCGCGTCGAAAGCGGCAAGAAGTACAAGAAGCCAAAGAACGCTTTCGACTCGGCGGCGGCGTTGCTAGTTCGTCAGAAGATGGCTCAGTATGCTCGACACTTGACAAGCAACAAGCGATAGCGTAAAGTGATTTCCGGCTGGCCAGAAGTGCTAGCCACTCTGCAACTAATTAGCGGCAGTGACACACGGTTCAAAACGATTCAGTTTCCCGTGGCAGTCATGCCGCTATCTTGGTTTTTAGACTGCCACACAACCCACAGAGGGCAGTCAGAATGAAGAGCGCAAAAGCGTTAGGCGAAGAAATTCAAGCCTTGCAAGCCAAGGTTCAAGCGATCCAAGCGGTCGCAACTCAAGAGAGTCGCGAATTGCTCGAAGATGAGCAAACCGAGATCGATTCGATCCTCGGAACCGAAGGCAAGCCGGGCCAGATTGAAAATCTCTCGAAGCAGCGAGAGCGAGCGATCAAGATCGAGCAAGCGGTCAGCAACACGGTTCGCCAAGTGGTTGACAATCAACCTTCGGAAGTCGGCAATTTCAAGATCCCTGCAAAAGCCAAAGCGGTTCGCCAGCTGAAGGCTTTCAAGGGGCCTGATGCAGAACGTGACGCATATGCTTCGGGCCAGTTTATCAATGCTGTTCTCGGAAGCGACAAATCGAAGCAATGGTGTCGCGATCATGGCGTTCTCAACGCAATGGGCGAAAACAACGATCTCAACGGCGGTTCTTTGGTTCCTGTCCAATTCGAGAACAGCGTTATCAGCCTTCTCGAAGAGTATGGCGTGTTTGCTCGGTACGCTCGCAATTACCCGATGACCTCAGATAGCGCAACCTTGCCTCGTCGAGTCGGCGGATTGACTGCTTACGCAGTCGGCGAAAATGCCGAGATCACTAGCTCGGATGCCAGCGTCAACCAAGTCAACCTCACGGCTCGCAAGTTTGCCACCTTGACCAAGGTATCGAGCGAATTGAGCGAAGACGCTGCGATTGCTCTTGCTGACATGCTTGCAACCGAGATTGCTTACGCTCACGCTGTAAAGCAAGACTCCTGCGGTTTCTTGGGTGACGGTTTGCCAACTTATGGCAACATCGTTGGTCTTGCCAATGTGCTTGCTGCTGGTTCGGTGGCTACTGCTGCGGCTGGTCAAAACACGGGTGCAGGCTTAACCATCGCTGTGTTCCAAGATGCTGTTAGCAAGTTGCCTCAGTATCCTGGGATCCGTCCAGTTTGGTTTTGCCATTCGGCGGTCTATTGGAATGTGTTGGCTCGATTGCAATTCGCTGCAGGCGGAAATACCGTCATGGATCTTGCAGGAGCTCCAATGCAGCAATTCATGGGCTACCCAGTTGTATTCTCGCAAACGCTGCCAAGTTCGATTAGCGGCTCGACCAAGTTTGCCTACTTTGGCGATCTAGGTTTGGCTTGCACGATGGGGATGCGTCGAAGCTTGACCATCAAGTCTGATGCGTCGCGATATGTTGACTTCGACCAAATCGGGGTGTTTAGCAACATTCGATACGACATCAACATTCATGAGATCGGAACGGCTAGCGTTGCTGGGCCAATCGTTCAACTCAAGGCCGCTGCCTAATTCACAACCAACAAAGGAAAGTAGGTGATACATGAACGCACTTCAGCATACTAAATGGGTCGCGGCAATCAAGCCAGGTGCATTGCTCGACAATGCAACCGCAACGGCTACCGTCGTTGATGCTCGCAATTGGGACTTTGTTACGATCGCTGTGACGCTCGGAGCAACTGACATTGCGATGAGTGCATTGAAGGTTCAAGCTTCCGACGCGTCAGGTGGGACATACGCTGACATTACCGGAGCGACCTTCGACGGCGGGTCAGGTCTTGGCGGTGCTACCTTGGCACTCCCAAGTGCAACCGATGATGGCCAGGTCTGCTTGTTCCACATCGACATGCGAGGGAAGAATCCATTCCTCAAGGTCGTTGCAACCTTTGGCGATGGCACTTCCGGCGGTTACATCTCGGCCGTTGCTTGCTTGAGTCGAGGTAAGATTCCGCCGAGCGTTTCTTCGGATGTTGCAGACGGTGACGTTTGCATTGTGGTTTAGTCTATGGACTTGATCCTTTTGAAAGATTGGAATGGCCTGCCAGTCGGGTTTCGGCTGGTAGGCGTTCAATGCGGTCAAGCTGAAATAATGATCCAGCGAGGTTTCGCCAGTGCGATTGATAGCGGAAGTAGTGACAAAGCCGACAGCCGAGCCGGTGACGCTCAGCGAGGCGAAAAAACAACTCGAAATCGCAAGCAGCGACACTAGCCACGATACGCACCTTTCAGCATTGATCGGAGCGGCTAGGGAGCAGTGGGAGCACGATACCGACAGCGTGACTTGCTTTCAGACGCTTCGCCTTCGGGTTGCTTCAATCTTCGATGGGTTTAAGTTGCTCAAGAGCCCGATTCACTCGATCACCTCGATTCAATACTTCGACGGTAACAACACGCTGCAAACCTGGGCATCGACTCAATACCAATTGCATGTCGATCAAATTAGGCTTGCGTACTTGGTGACCCTGCCAGTTGCGGCCAGTCGTTGGGACGCTTGGACAATAACCTACAAGGCAGGACACTCGCAAGACGGCCAGAGTGTACCTGAAGCAGCTAGGGCGGCGATCCTAATGCTCGTTGCTCATTACTTTGAGAATCGCGATATGGTTATGTCCGATGCTCTGCAAACGATGCGACCTTATGAGATGCTCGTCCGCCGATTTATGAGGGCATCATATCCATGAGCGGATCAGGGCGACCAAATAGGCACAGAGTCGGCGCGATGCGACATCGCTGCACGATTCAGCAAGCTACAGAGACGCAAGACGCAAGCGGTCAACCTGTTGTCGCTTGGTCTAATTACGTCGTTAACGAGCCTTGCGAATGGAATCCAACGAGCGGCATCGAGAACATGCGGGGCCGTCAATTAGAAGCAGGAACAAGGGCCGTTTTCGTTGTTCGATACCGATCAGGCTACAGCACCCAAATGAGAGTGCTTTTTGAGGGCGAGCAATACGGAATCACAGCGATTAACCGCGTTGATGGGCTACGGAGATACCTAGAAATCATTTGCTCGGCGGTGCTGTAATGGGAACAACCATTGAAATCGATCAAGCCTTGATTAAAGCGGTCGATGCGATCCCGCTAACGCTTCGCAATGGGCCTCTAGGCAAGTGTCTCGGGGCGTTTGGCGAAACGATCGCAAGGGCCTGCAAATCGCAGGCTAGGAGCTCTCGGGGCGGTAGTCGGCTCAAGTGGTCGAAGAAGTACAAAAACAATCCTGCATTCCAAAATGATTCGCGGGATCACTTTGGACACAAGGTCATGCGAAACGGACTTGCTGTTTATGTAGGAGCAAAATTCGACAAGGGCAACAAACAGCAATTCGTCATGCCTATCAAAAAAGGAACAACCTATGTCCGCAACCTTTGGGGCGAGTCAGGTCAGCAAATACCAAGGATTAGCAGGCGTGGAAAGCCGTACATTATGACACGCAAAAAGGACGCGCAAACCGCCGATTTTCCGGTGCAAGATCGAGCACCCGTCAAGGCTTTCGACATCACGAAATCACAAGCTGGACAAGCTTTTATGAACGAACTACAAAAGCAAATCAAGGAGCTTCGCCTTGGCTAGAAATCTACAACTCACATCAAAGGTAACCATTGCATCTAGCGGAACCGTTTCAAGTTCATTGACGCTCGAAGGCGGTCGAACGGTGCTTGCACTCAGAACGCCAACCGCGTTGACGGGCACTACGTTTACCTTTCAAGCTTCCGACGATGCAAACAACTTCTACGATCTCTACAACGGATCAACGCAATATAGTGTGACCGTTGCAGCATCGCGGTTCATCGCATTAAATACCGAAGTTATGGCCGGTGTGCGATACCTTAAGGTGGTCAGCAATTCCGCAGAGGCGGCATCTCGGGATATCATCGTCATCAACGGGGAGTTGTAATGTCGGCGATCGGCGAAGCATTACGAACAAAGCTACTCAGCTACAACACTGTATCAACGCTTGTTGGTCAGCGAATGTATCCCGATGCACTTGTCCAAAATGCTCAACTGCCTGCAATTGTTTACTATGTGACATCAACCGAACGAGATCACGCCATCGACGGTGTAACCAAGTCGGCTCATGCCCGAGTAACCTTTGATTGCTATGCAACTACTCGGCGGGTCGCAAGCTCGATCAGCAAAGCGATTCGCGAAACCGGAATTGATTTTTTTCGCGGGACTGTTGACGGTTACTCATTTGCAGGAATCGATTTTGACAGTGCCGACGAATACCTAAACGACACTCCAACCGATGGAAACCAAGAGCATCGGTATTTGGTTAGCTTCGATCTCTTGGTTCACTATGGGGAGCCCTAGACATGGCTGCATTGACTGTACCGACTACTGGACTTGGAGCGACCATTTCCGGGACTGGCTTGATTACTACCAAGCTAAAACGAATTGGCGAAATGACCATCGGAGTCGATCAACTCGACATTACCGACTTGGGAGCGGCTGGATTCGAGTTGCTTCGCCCTTCGGATCTTCGCAAAAATCCCGAAGTCGAAGTGGAATTCTATTGGCTCGGATCTACGATCCCTTTTACGACTGCCATGATTCCATCGGCTGAACCTTACGCGGGAATCTCAGTGACGATTACGCTGCCCGGTGCTGGATCTTTCCAGGGAACTGCGTTTGTCAAGTCGGTCAAAACTCCGACGCTCGAAAAGGGCACCATCATGACCGGAAGCTACACGCTCCAGTTTGACGGTGCAACAGATATCACTTTCACGGCTGCTTAATAGGAGCGAGCATGTTTACTTTGGTTAGGCAACAAGGATATTCGGTTGACGGTCGGTTAAAAGACCTCAACCAATTCCAAATCGGCGTTAATGGTGTTTTGGTCGGCTATCTTCCTTTCGGCAAGGTGGCACAAATACAAGCCTTATTCCAGTTTCCGCATGATGCGTTGACGGACGACGAATTGGCCTCGATTGCTTTGCAGGCTGAACAGGTTCAAGGTCATCCGGTCGAAGTGCAACGGCCAGAGCAGCACTCCCGCAAGTTCTATGAGGATGCACTTGAAGCGATCCGCAAGGAGGAATCGGAAGATGAGTAACATCGAAGATGAGTTTTTTGCATTGGTCGAAAGGCCACTGAATACCAAGCCGGTGCTAGTCAATGGCAAGGAATATGTCTTGCATGAGTTGTCCGAAGGCGATGCGGCTGAAATGGAAGTCGCAATGCAAGACAAGAAAGGCAAGTTTGATTTGTCTCGGCATCGTCGGCTAATGGTTGCTTACTGCCTGCGTGACATCGAAGGAAACCGCGTTATTAGCGATCCCGAGAGGCTCAAGGGACTGCCAAAGCAGATCGTCGGCAAGCTTTACGAGGATTGCCTTACGTTGTCCTCGTACGATGCCAAAGAAATTGACGACTTGGTAAAAAAATCCAAACCAGCCCAAGGCTAAAGGTTGCCTTTCGGCTGGCATTGGCTTTTGGCATTGCGGATCCGCTCCGGTGGGTTCGCTCGATGCCTGCGGGACAGCTTAATCAGTGGGTCGCTTGGGACAAGGTGGAGCCAATGGGCGAGCAATGGTTACAGACAGCGACCTTGGCACACGCAACGCACTTGGATCTATTTGTTCGGGCCGGCAAAGACTGTCCAGAGATCGAGGAATTCATGCCTGCTAGGTACGCTCGAAAGAAAGCCAGCCTCAAATCAATTTTGATGGATGGCATGGATACCGCAAAAGAGATGGCTGGACAGGTTAAGGCGATGTTTGGTTTCGGAGGTAAATAGATGGCTCAAACGATCAACATTGCAAACATCAAAATCGGCATGGATGTAGACGAGCTCAAGAAGGGGGGCATGTTTACGCGCGGTGAGTTGGCATCGATCACAAGGCTTGCCAAGGAATCGATCGATCCGTTTGATCGCTACGCAACCGAGATGGAAAAGCTTCAGCGGGCCTACAACGCAGGCGGCTTGAGTGCTGAACGGTTCGCGGCAATCCAAGACACTCTTTCCAAAAAGCTTGGTGTATCAATTCCGGTTCAAAACGTCGCGACATATTCGCAAGCGATCGAGCAACTACGCATCAAGGTTGCAAACGGGTCGATGACGATCGACGAATTCAGGCGAGTGCAAGCAAACTTGCAGGCTCAGCTAGGGCAGACTACCAGAGCCGTCAACGAGCAAAAGACTGCAATCAGCAACCAGCAATCGGCAATCAGTTCAATCAAGAACCTAGCGATGACCTACGCTGGTCTAAGTGCTGCGGTTTCGGCGGTCAAAACATCGGTCAAGCTTGCTGCTGAAATGGAGCAAACCAAGGTAGCCTTTGGAGTCATGACAGGCTCGGCGGCTCAAGCGACCAAGCTACTTAATGACTTCAAAGCACTCGACATTGAAAGCCCGATTAACTTTGCGGACTTTTCGAGAGCCGGGAAAACAATGCTTCAATTCGGCGTTCAAGCCGACGCACTTAGACCGACGCTTAGCAGGCTCGCAGCGATCTCCCTTGGTAATGCTGAACAGTTTCAGTCGTTGGCATTGGCTTTTGGTCAAGTGCAAGCCAATGGCCGGCTAATGGGTCAAGAAGTCTTGCAGATGGTAAACGCTGGTTTCAATCCTTTGCAGGAAATCAGCCGAACGACCGGCGTTAGCATGATCGAGCTAAAGAAGCGAATGGAGGACGGTGCGATTAGTGCTCAAATGGTCGCAAAAGCATTTGAGACAGCGACAAGCGAAGGCGGTCGATTCTACGGCATGAATCAACAACTTGAAGGCACGATGTCGGGTCAGTTCGCCAAGCTCGAATCCGAAATTAAAGCGGCATCGATCGCACTTGGTACGGCGTTGATCCCGTTAGTTCAACAGCTAACCGGATTGCTCAAGGATGTTGCATCAAGTGCGACCTCCGACGAAAAAACAGTCGGCGGCTACTTCATGTTTTTGTCTGAAAAAGCATCTACTGGATTCGCGGCGATGACTAGCGGACTCAGGAACATGACAGCCGAAACAATGCTTTCTAGCATGAGCGTAACAGGCATGGTAAGCAATCTTTTTTCTGGCCGTCGAGGTGCGTTGGATGACTTCCTAGATTCGCTTGACGATCAGGAGGAAGCAGAGCTTGACGCAGCAGCAGCATCGATCAGAGCCGAAGCGATGAAAGCAGAAGCAAAGACCAAAGCCAATGCGGAAGCAATCGCGATGGCCGAAGCAGCGGCGAAGCGTGCTAGCGACGAAAAGGCTCGACTGTCAGAGCTTGAAAAGTCTACAACGCTTTACAAGGAGACTGGCAAGGCTATGTGGGATCTTCGCGAAGAATTCGACAAGCTAACGCTAGGCGAACAGGCCGCACTTGAAGCGAAACAAAAGCGAGCCGGTTGGATGGATCAAGACATTGAGCGGTACAGGCTGTTTAAGAATCGCGTCGATGAGGCTCGCAAGGCTCAAGAATTGGAAGCGGACGCGGCGAAGCTTAAAGAGGAAATGACGAGCCCACAAGAAAAGCTACAGAAGGAACTGCAACGATTGGAAGCAATGAAGGCACTCGGGCCGGATAAAGGCATCAATCAGCAACAGTTCGACGCTCTATCAATGCGAGCGGCTGAAAGGTTTCAATCGAAGGAGGATATCGCTAAAGATATTGCTCCTGCGCTCAAGGCAGGCACCAAAGAAGCGTTCCAATTTGTCCAGCGTGAAAACCTTCAGGCCAAAGAAAAAGCCGAGCAAAAGAAGATGCAAGAGCAATTGCTCGCTGAGGCTAAAAAGGCAAACGAACTTGCTGCGAATGCTCCACGTTTGGCACTTGCGAGGTAATCATGGCAAACGAATTGGTCGGCGCAGAACTTCGCAAGGGATCCGGTTTTTGTCGCAAGGGTCAAGGGTTTCAACTGATCTTTGGTGAGACTTGGAACTACAGGGTAAAGACCGATCAGGTTACCAGCAACCGCTTCGATGTGCTTTACAACACTCCTGGCCTACCTCGGGCCGGATTGCTTTACGGGCAACTAGGGCTAATTTGCGATAGCGTCGATTGTGATCGCGAAGAAAAGCACGCTCTTTATTGGCTAGTTACGGCTCGATTCCAAACGGGCTCGGAAGAACAAAAGCAGAATCAAGAGCAAAATCCAGATCCGGCAACATGGATACCAGTCTTTCGGATCGATTCTTTTACCACCAAAGAAAAGATCCTTAGTAAGGATCGAAGCAACCCGGCCAAATATCCGGTCAACAGTGCCAAGACTCCCTTCGATACGCCACTGACCCAAACCAGTTCGCTTTGTCAATTCTCGTTCGTTCAGTTCGAGGATGCAGGGCTTAAGCTAAAAGACTTCTTGGATCGAAACGACACGGTTAACCAATCTAGCTTCGACGCTATGGGCCAGGTGTTTTCGGCTCGCACATTGCTACTGGAAGTGCAAGAGGCTGAATTAGGATCCTACGCTGGCTACTCTGCTTGGAGGGTTAAGTACAAGGTAACCTACGATCCAGACACACATGATGAGGTGCGAGCCGACATTGGGCCGTTTTATCTCGATGGTGGCAACCGCAAGCGATACATGGACGACACCAATACATTCCCGATGGTGGGGCCTCTAAACGGCTCGGGGGCCAAAGCAACTGATCCGGCTGAATTGTCGTTTCGGGTCAAAAAAGAAATCAATTTCTCATCGTTCATCAGGACGTCCTAGAATGGCCAATGAGACGCTTTACGCTTTCAACGAGTCAGACAGCCAAGCTTTGCTTCAAGGCATCGGAGCGAAGGCCTCAGGCGGTCAGAATGGGAGCGATCATGTTTCTACGGCGGATACTGTTCTGGCCTTTGCGACTAGCAATCTGACTGCAAGGGTCGGCAATACGCTCGGCACAGGGACAGCTAAGGCTAAGCAGATTTCATCGACTGCGGTGCTAAGCGATCTTTTCGATATCAACGTGGTAAATCCTGCGGCATCGGTAATCGTCAGCGGTTCGGTGCTGATGTGTTTTCGTGTTGGGGCTCGTTGGGTCGCTGTGGAGATTTGTTAAATGAGTTGCTTCGGTAAGTGTGGTTGCGGTTGCTGTCTTGATCTTGAGGACATGCCATACACTTCGGTCTCGTTGATTTCACCAGTTGAAGATTGCGAAGGCGGTGGAGGTAATCCTGGCGGCGGTGTTGGTGCTGGTGTTGGCGAAGGTGAAGGCGATCCAGAGCCACCATCGGCTAGTTTTTCGCAAGGTACTTGCTGCTTTATTGCCGACTTCAATTTGTCATGCCAACCATACTCCGAATACTGCGGATTATGGGCATCGCAGCATATCGAGTACGGATACGCAATCGACACCTACAAGCAAAAAGTGAGTTACCGTGAAACCTCAGGGGCTCACGATTGCCCTTGCATCAAGGTGCAAACAGAACGCATCGACGTTGACCGAACAGACAAGATTTACTGGGTTGGTCGGAATAAGCTTGTAGGGCTCCGAGTGCATGTTGGCAAAGTAAACGTTACTTGCACAGGACAAGAGCAAGCTTGCAAGTTCTATGTTGCAGTAACCTACGTTTTCGAAACTTGCGACTACGCACTTCTTTGGAGTGGCGGCGTTTCGCAGTGGTCAGAGTTTACAAGCTCTAAGGAATGCACAGGCCACTACAAGGACGGTTCTTGTAGCTTTACGTCGAGCTTTAGCGAATCGTCAACAGTGAACAATTGCACCGATCTTTTGGCTCAAGATCCTTGGGGATTCTGTAATGCACTTGATCGGATCTACATCAGCAGAATCAAGCTTTACGACACTTTACCTACTGGCCAGGTGACAATCACAAATGCGGATCTACCGCCGGTCTCTTGTTGCGGTGGTTCAACTGGTTGCACTGTCTCGGGTAGCCCTTGCGGTCTATCGCTGATTTCCAATTGCGTCGGCAATCTTCCGACGTATGACGGGCCACCAATGGACTACTTTTGCCAAAAAGCCACAGGGCCAGAACCTGTTAACCCGCCAGGGCCACCACCTTACCCAGACAACTGCGAAATAACTATCGGTTGCCCAACAATAAAGCCAAAAGAGGAAATTCAAGGAGGTTGCGAAGGGTATGTTTTTCATGAGCAATCTGGATGTTACCGTCGAGAGTTTTTGGGAACTCAATCATACCCAGGTTTCGATCAGTTGGTTTGCGGATACTGCGATCAGATTGAGGGGAGAATCTATTACGTCGTCGCGGCTGGAGTTGCGTTTCCATGCGGTCAAGATCTTTGCTTGACTGGAGAATGCTGCATCGACTTGACATTGCAGACAGTCGAGCCTTGCCAGGAATTTGCGTTTGCCGGTAATTCGCTATGCCAGGTCGATATCGTCGATTACACTTGCCAAATCGATCCGGTTCAAACATACGAAACAGGTGCATTCTGCTACAACTTACCCTCGGTCACGATTGAGTTAACATGATCGAGCGAAATACTAGGTTCATTTACCCAAGCGAAGCACCAAGGCCACCAAGCAGGCTCGACCATTTTTCGTATGAGCAAAGACCGATTGTTAATCCCTGGATCGCTTTGCATGATGGCACAGTATTTGACGCAAAGAGCCTTGCCGATTGGGAATTGTTAATCCCTCAATACGGTTGTCAATGCAAGGCATTCTATCGAGCATGGAAAGCCGAAAACGCTCCAGACTTCTCAAGCCCGGAAGCCTTTTTCGCCTGGGGCGTTGCGCTTCATAACGCAGTCAATGCGAAGCTTGGCAAGCCACAAATCAC